CTGTCCGTCAGCACTAGAGTTAATGAACAGGGCAGTGTCACGGAACTGAATCTTAGAGTTTGTATCAACAAGAATAGACTCACCAAGACCATCAATGTAAGCTGTACCATCAATGTACAGATTGTTAAACTGCAGCAAGTCTGTACCCAAGCTAAGTCCAGCATTTGAACTTGGCTTAACCTCAGTAGAGCTTGCTACAAACTCCTGTGTTGGACCAAGCACAAGAATAGCACCACCTTCTGCAGATGTGCCATCGTGTGTGTGACCAGTGCTAGAATTAAACGCCGATTCAATTGCGTCAAATTCACCGTCTAAGTCTGCAGCGTTAATAATGTTACCATCAGCAATGTTATTTGCTGTGTCATTTCTGGTGTAACCTGTGCCCATATTAGTTTACCTTCTTGTGTTTGTGCCGAACTCTAGTGTGATAGCATCTAAAGAAAATGGAGGGTCTGTGCTATCTGATGTGTACTGTAGTGAAGCTACAAATCCCGATCCTATTAATTGTGTTTCAAACAGTGTGACTAGCTTATTGCTATATACCGCTGTTGAACCGAATGTTGCCTGTCCGTAAAATGCAACCTGTCCTGTGTTATTATCAAATTCAATCTGTGTAGGTTGAATACTGTTTCTTTGGTCAAAGTCTAGTTTCAAACTTAGGTCAAATGACACACTACCTTGTGGGTCTGTATACAAGAAGCATTTATAAAATGTCTTACGTACACGTGGGTCATTGATTGGCATGAATGGTGTAGCAAATGTAGTTTGGATGTTATTACCATCAAAACTATTGCCATTTTCCATCTGGTACAGATAACCATCGTCATTAGCAAATACGATTGTTTCTACATTTTGATAGAATCGGCTATCTGCTACATAGGCTCTAATACCACGTAGCTCTGCCCATGCCATACCTTCACCACCTTGACCAGCAAACTGTGTACCTAAGATGCCCTGAGCATTTTCTTGGGTAATATTGTTGTTGTATCCTAGTAAACGGTACTGTGATTTCTCACGAATAACAACACTAGTAAAGGAAGTGTTAGTAGTAATAAAGCCTGTAATCTCACCCTGAATAGGTTTAGACACAACAGCTAGACCAAAGTCTCCTATTCTATCTGTGGCACTTAGAAGTCTTAGACCATCTGGTCCAAGGAACATAACATCACCACCAACTTCTTGAATAGTATCTTTGTCAACACAACCAATGTCTATTGTTATTGGCTGTAGTTGGAAATCAGATATGGTATTACCGACTAATTGTAGTATAGAGGTTTCAGTAAAAATAATTAACTGTTGTCTAAATACAACTAGACCTGTGATGTTTGATCCTACCGATATTGTAGCAGAACCACCAGCAGCTGTAAAGTCATTATCTGTAAAAGGTGCAGTAAAAGTTAATAAATTATTTTTACCAAAGAACAGCTGGTTCTTAAAACTTGTTACAAACTCTGCACCTATAACATCTGTAGGTGCATCGTTCAATGCTATAAACGTTGTGCCATCATAAGTAGCAGGTACATTAATGCCATCAACAATAGCTATCTTTTCTGTACCCGTATAGTTATACCTAGAAAACCTAGTTTTACCAGCATTTTCTCTTGACGTACTTAAAAAAGTTATAGCTGCATTGTCAGCAGGAGAGCTATCTAGTGCAGGGTTGATGGATACTGTAGTTGCACCTGATGTAACTGTTGGAGTAGCAGTGACAGTATAGATCAAGTCTACACCATCAATTTTAAATACATCGCCTATCTGTGGTGTGGCATCTAGACCATCAATATCTATTGTACTACCAGTCTGAGATGCACCATTTACTAGAACAGTACCGTAGTCAGGTATGTTGATAAGTGAATAACCTGAACCTGATGTAGTGTAGAGGCTTTCGTTTTTACCTACAATTACTGTGTCTAAGAATACACCACAACCTTTTGCAAGATAGTCTGATGTTGTTGATGTAAAAGTTATACTATCACCATTAGATGGATTTACCACCATAGTTTCATCAGTAGTTAGTGTAGCTCTGTTATTAGTATCGTCAAACGTTACACCACCTGCGGCAATTGTGTACCTAAAAGATAACTCTGCATTATCGGCTGGAGCAACTGTTATAGCTGGACTAATAGTTAAAGTAGACTCAGTTCCTGATAAAGCTGTGGCAGCACTAATTGTGTATAAAGTAGAGTCACCAGAAATAGTGAATGTGTCATCTGCTGATGGAGCTACGTCTAAACCATCTACAACTAAACTTGTTCCTGTTTGACTTGCTCCGTTGACTGCACCACCAACTAAAGAAAAAATATCACCAGCTTCTGGTGTTTGACGGATGTTAGCAGTAATTAGTGTAGTACCAGACTGACCATCTCCGTGTACTACAGGAGCACCATACGGTGGTATAATATTACTGTCGTATTTATCATAACCAAGAATACGACGATAACCACCCTCAACAGATGGTTCAAAGTTTCTGAGAATACGTGCAGACCCAGGCATATTAATACCTTGCTGCAATGGACTCATGTTTGTAACAAGCCCACCACGAAACTCGATGGGATATGTCTGGCGAGTTGTTGGCATGTATTAAGAAACCTTAATAGTGTTGTAAGAAACGTTGCCTCTATTTACTACGGTAGACCTTGCATAGTCATAACGGTTAATGTAGAGACTCCTCATTTGTTTAATCTCTTGCTCAAACCGTTGTTGCATGAACATAGCTTCCTGTGTTTCACCACGGAACATATATGCATAGTGCATTGCACCATCTACAATAATATATCTAAACTGCTCTGGTACAGTTGGTACATCAGTAGCATTAAGTAAGTCTACAGGTAGTCGATAGTATTCATATACAAGTTGATAAGCTTTATCTGCAGGAGCTACAATACCAAAACCCTCATCTGGAGTTCTAAATACATACTCTGGCATAGCTCTAATACCAGTAGAAGTATTGTATTCATAGTCAGAAAACTTATCTAAATAATCTTCGTAAGATAGTAGACGTAGCTTCTTTGTCTCATTACCAAGGGTATCATTACGTTTAATACGGAAGCTGTCGAAGTCTATTACCTTGGCATCTGATGGTGCTGCATAACGAACAAGACCTGCAGTTAATGTCTCCGTCTCTTCAACATGGTTAAATGGCCATTCATATTCGTGTTGGTTAATAAAACGAATAGAAGAGTTTACTGCATCTTTAATCATTGAGTACTCACCAACAGCTGTACCAAAGTTAGCTGAGGTAAGTTCTACTTCGTTAAGTCTACGGTTTACGTCATTGACAAGTCCAATGTAATCATATGCCATATTAACGTTCCTTTATGCGTAGCTTAATACTACGTTCTGCTTGACTGCCAGTACTGTCAATCATACGACAGAAGAAGGTATACTCTACGTTATTCTGTCCACCACTAATATTAATTGTAGCAACTGTATCTGTATTTGTTTGAGATACGTTTTGTATACTGTCTGTAGTAGCAGAGCTAGATGCTGCTGTTAAAGTTTCTCCAGCTTCTAATTCTGTTTTAGTATCATACAATGTGGACTTTACATACCACTGAACTGTATCAATCGTAGCACCCTGCAAGAAACGTTCCCAGTCTACGCTGTAGTCTAGTTGCTCGTCAGGGTCTTTATTAGGCCAGCGAAAACTCATCTCTAATCCTCAGTTGCGTACACTGTTCTATCCGCAGAAGTAGTGTCACGTTCTACAAACACTCTTCTTGTTTCCTCTGGAACAATGACTGTTCTTTCTTTAGGTGTCGTAACCATTATGCTGCCCTAGATATTATGACAGTACGTCTACGACTGTATAGTGTTTTAACATTTTCGAAGTTAAACTGCTCTGCAGTTACTGTTATATCTCCAAGAGCAGCGTTTGTTGGAACTGCTGGTACAAACTCAGTGATATAGAGTTTGATATTATCCCCATTAAATCCTACATCTGCAGCAAGAGATATATCTAGTGGCTCTTGTACCTGTGGCTCTGTTTCTTCAGATACTACTGCAAGTGTTGCAGCATCACCATCTGGTTTAGCAAGAGAGTTAATCTTGAAGGTAGGTACGCCAATGTTACCTTCGGCAGATACAGATGCTAGTTTTTCTGTAATCTGTACTTCGACAGTACCAACATTACCTACCGCAGAAAGGCTGGCACTTATCTCTTCTTTGACCTGTTCTTCTACTGTTGTAACTACACCAATCGTAGAAACAGAGTCTGGTATAATCTTAGATGATGCATGTGGTGTAACAATACCAATTGCAACATCCGCACTTACAGTATCGTCTTGTTGTACTTCTTCTTTGACTTGTACTTCAACAGTACCAATATTACCTTCAGCAGACACTCCTGTGTCAACACGTTCAGTAATGTCAATTTCAAAGCCACCAACTTGTACGGGAGCAATTGCACCGTTAGCAGATACTGCAGTTACTTTTTCAGATATATTTACCTGAATTGTACCAATAGAACCTGCAGCAGATACGGTGTCTAAACCTCTGACTACATAGGTTCCATATACGGCTGTACCATATACACCTGTTCCATAGATAGGTTGTATTACAGTAACAGCCATAGGTTAGCTCCTATTAAACAGGTGTGTCTAAGCGAATAATAGCTGCTGAACCATCTGCTGTTGGGTCAGGAAACTCAATAGTCAAGTCACCTGCAGTAGCACTAACTGTACCACCAAAGTCAATTACACAGATTGCTTTATTAGATTGTGATGTATTGTAAATAAGACATCCGTCTGCAGACACAGTAACGTCATTAAATGTTAGGTTAGGTAAGTCTACCCATGCACGTCCTGTTGTTGCATCAGTTGCAATAGTAACACCTGCGATTGTTAGGTTATTGTCTGCAGAATCACGTGTGTAGTTACCTCCTGTAGCAACTTCATCTGAACCAAGGTTTGCATATTCTTGCGTACCTTTGTCGTATGTACCTGCAGGTGATTCTTTAATTAATGCAACACGTAGTTGATCAGCATCCAAATCATGGACACCGTTAAGAAGGTCTTCTTTAAAGCTCGTGCACATTGCTGTCGTAATAGCCATGTTTTGGAATCCTTTTAATTAAGTACAATGGGGCCAGCACTAAGCCAGCCCCAAAGTTTTTATTTATGCAAGCAAGTCACGATCGACTTCGTCTGCACCTTTTGTTGCTTCGTTAACGTCAACAACAATTGCCCATACACGAGCTGTTACTGTTGCCGCTGGTGAAGCAGTAGCTGTGCCAGTTACGTCAATAGTATCTGCAGCTGCAACGATACCCTGTGTTTGAGTACCAAATGCAAAGTCACCTGCAGAACCACTGTCTACTGCTGTAGCAGCCATGAAGGTAGTTGTACCATCAGTAACTGTAACATCGTAGTCAGCTGAATCCATTGCGTCGATTAGCTCAACACCTGCTGCTAGAACAAGAGTACCTGCTCCAACAGATGGACCTGTAACTGTACCAGTTGTAGTTGGAAGTTCAACTTCCTTCTCAACCATTACTGCTTTTGAAAGCAAAGAAGTAGATTTAGCCATAAGTTAGTCCTCCTTCTTACGCCAAGTTGTATTTAGCAGTTACAAGAGCTTCTGGACGAAGGATCTTGCGGCCATACAAGTGCATACCACGAACGATGTCAGCAAAGCTGTCTGGGTCACGGTATGTTTCAGTCTTGTTGATCTGCTCTGCAGTTGCTACTGCTGAGTCATGACCTGCAACAATAACACCGTAGTCAGTGTTTTGGTTTGCTGTACCTGTTGTACCAGCACCGCCACCTACTGCTGGCAAGTTGCTTGATGAGTAGATACGGAAACCGTGGAAGTTGTTTAGTACAAGACCGTTACGTAGTCCACCTGATTCACCGAAGTCTGCGTTGAATAGACGTGAGTCTTCATCACGTAGTACTTCCATGAATACTGGGTCAACTACAAGCCACCGTCCATCTTTATCAACTTGTTGTTGATCAAGTAGACGAGCCATACGAGCAACAACCATTGCTGGTGAAGCGTATGCTGTTGGTAGTGCAGTTGCACCTGGTAGACGTGCAGCAACTGGGATTGAGTGATCGCCAGCAGATGCAGTTGTGATGTTGCCAAATGAATCTTTACGAAGTTTCATTGATGTCAACAACTCGTCTGAACCAGCAGTTGCTACAGCTTTAGTACCGTTCACAGTTGTGTTTACAGTGTCTGCTGCTGAGTGCAATGCTGACTGAGCATAACCTGATAGGTAGCCCAATACTTCTTGGTCATGCTGGTCAGCCAAGCGGTAAGCCGCACGGTTGGTAGCAAGATCCATGAAGTTGACGTGTGAGTGAGCTTCCTCGATGTCGTCGATTTTGAAGGCGAAGTAGTTCGCTTTATCTACGACTAGAGAAAAATCCTCGTCATCAAGATCCTGTGCATTGACTTGTGTGCCACG